TTGGGGCTCAAAGCCCATCTGGGGTGTTTGGAAGTATGAATAATTCTCAAGATTCTCACTAGGATTCCTGAATTGCATGTCGTCTCCGGCTGCAACGAACACATTCAAAATAACATCATTATTAATGGTGGAATTAGGAATGGTAAGTTCGTTAACAACGTAAACTCGTAACATGCCGTTGGCACGATTAAGTGGAACAATTGGAACAGCAATTGTACCATAAGGTACAGTAGAAGCATCAACGAATGATGCTGCTCCTGGTGCTCCAGCAGTACAGTACGGTTTGTCTGATCCCCAGCCAATCTGCACTGTGAAATCTTTCTCTTCAGCAATGTCAATAATGTACGTGTAATTTGTGTTATACTCATTCGATTGAAAACCGTATGGGTCGTACACAACTTTGATACGTCCTTTATGATAATTCGAAGAAACGACTTGAAATCGATACTTCATTGATCCATACCAATTCTGGAAAGGCAATGCCGCAAACATGCAAGCTGGTATGTGCATCTCAGGATCTCCTGATAGCAAATTCACAGCCCATGTGTATGGAGTTACTTGCGTTTGCCACAGCATTTGTTCTGTGGTTGCAGCAACTGCCCATGGAAATTGGGTGAGATACGATTCTCGTGTTGCGACTGATGTGATCGTCATTTCATCGACTGGGCCTAAGCCCACCGTTGTCGGATCAACTGTCAGTTCTTGTTTCGCATCCAAGGTTAAACGTTGACAACTATCTGGCACATTAACATTAGCTAAATTACCCATCACTGTTGGGCGATAGTAGCTAACATGTTCCAAATTAGTTGGACGTGAATAACCAAAGGTGGTTGCAATCGAATCCACAGCATTTGCTGCAATTTCGGTTGCACGCGCATAGTTACCAATATATGGTGCAGTGCGCAAACCTCCCGCAATTCGTGCCACTATGGACGCTGGTCGCGAAATGATGCCTTTGCCGTACTCATCTTCCTTACCCATCTGTGGTGTTAAACCACCAGGCTCGGTCGATGTAGGAACGGACAAGGCAACATCTTCGGCCCAAGCAAACACGGAAATGGTAACGGAATCCGTTGCACCATTGGCGTGTTTCAGGCCTTGCAAAGTGTGTATGATTATATCACCCATTTGTCTCCACTCCGCTTGCGGAATGGAAAGGTAATTGTCATACCAAAAATATGGAAGTACCATATCTCCACCTTGTGAGGTTGTTGGATCAAGATACAGATGAGGTCGTTGCGATGCCTGAACAATGTCTTGTTCAAAGAACGCACGATCTACTGTAAAATCATCTTCATCTGGTAATGGAATATAGGAAGAAATTAATCTACCATAATGAAATCCGTTACCATTGATCACAAATTTGACATGCAATTTTGCGCGCATGAGCGCAAAATTTGAAAGCCTATTTATGACTCTTGGATTCTCGAAATAATCCTGCCAAGGATTGAATTTCTCAAACAAGGTAGTGGAAGTAGCCCAATTATAGGACTGAATTTTCACTGGCCTCGAAAAGAAATTTCCGAGATCCGCATCGTCATTATCTACTACTTTGTAGGTACTGTCTAAGACATTACCTACTTCGTAGCAGTATGACGGGTTTTGATCTTTGAATGCCACCATTTCTGATGACATCTCTTTTTGTGGGGTATTTATTTTTACATTAAAATTATTACTAAACCATTTATGATACGGTAAGATAACCGGCTTAAGTCATCTTCCGCTGTACATTTGTTGTGTTGACGAAACACTCCGCTAAATAGCGGTACTCTTTTTGTAGAGTGTCTAATATATACAAAGCCTTGCTAAACATTTATTATGTACACGAAATTATTATACAGGTAACCAGAAATATATATGACGTTTGCTTTCCCTTAGGATCCAGCGTCACCTGGATTTTGTTGACCGTAGTCTTCATGCCATTTAGCAACAAACTCTGGGTATGTTACGTCTAGCATGTTACACATATGAGCAACATTGGACAAGTTAGCAACATTTCGCATGTCTTGTCTTCTGCGCTCATGCACGTCGGGGCCGTGGCAACACCATTCTCTAAGCGCTGTATCAATGTTCTGCGCGCAAGCTTGTTTCTCCGTAATTGGAGATCCTTTCGAGCGCACATAGTTGTGCAGCGATTTGAAGATGGAGTCTTCACATAGTGCTCCTACGTGTTGTCCCAATGCTGGATGATAGATGCTTCTTCGCTTCAAGAAGTCAGCATCTTTCTCATTCATATATGGGACGAGTTCACTTTCTTTGTCAGGCATGGTATAAGATTGACCATACTCTTCCAGGAATTGTGAAAAAGCCTTAATGTTAAATTTAGGACATGATTTGTTAACGGAACCTTTGTTGTCATCACCATAGTTACCCATAGCAACGTTCTTTCTAAAATTCTTCTTTGGATAAAGAGTAAAAAAGAAACAACGTTGGTTTAAACTTCCTCCAATGCTATTAAGAATAACAGTGAGGGAGTTTCCACTAATATGAGTACCTTCAATGAGGCCAATAAGATCACCGTTGAAGGCTATGAAAGGAAATACTAGATCTCCTGCCATAGCCTCCATCACAGTTATATCCTCCTCTGAATAGTTACATAATTTTGCAAGGTCTATAAGTATGCGTAATGCAGCAGCAATCAGTTGTGCTGTCATACGTTGGTCGTACTTACTATAGTCGCCTGCAAATATTTGCATTATACCAAACATTACCATAAAGTCGTGTAATTGTTGCCATTCAGGACTGAGACTATTTATGCCAACAGCACATTCTGCCACCAGTGGATTCATTTGAATAAATCTAATGATTGGCAAAAAATACTGTCTAATGAGAAAGGTTAAAGCTATCGCATTTCCGTAGAATATGCGACACTTTTCCTTATCATCTGGCAAAATCTCGTCCTTCTTGCAAGCTTTAGCGATTGCATATGCTCTGTTACCAGATTTATACAATTCGCGGCAGCGTTCAATTTCTTCTTTAATTTCAGGGGTAAATTCTCTGTTGTTAGGAAACATTTCCTCAGGAGGAAGCTCGATAACGTGTTTACGTTTAGCTCCACCCAAGGGGAAACCAATGGAAGTAGATAGATTGATAGCATCAATAAACCTCTTTCCAAGGGCTCCACAAAGAGTTTGTTTCTCACTTAGTGGTTTCATTTCCTTCCACGCGGGAACGGTTTCCATCACTTCAATGAGATCCTTCTTATAATCAGTCACTGCCATTTCGATCAGTGCATGAGGATAAGGTTTGGCGGGTTTACTAACCACACTTAGGCACTTCTGCCAGCCAAACCAATCAGGATTGAATTTTGGTGCACCCCATTTATTGGGCACATCACACACTTTTTCGATATTCTCACTAATAAGACTGACTTTAACATCAGATTTATAGGAAGACATACCGACACACGAACCGTAGTATTCAACTTGGGAATCGTGTGGCATGTAATTAAGTGAACTCTTAGCATGTAATGGTTGATTGGTCATGATTTTAACTCCAAGGATTTCCTCCTTGAAATTTCCACCAGAACCAGTCAACAAAACTCCCTCAATCAATTTGAGAGATTCAATACCTGCTTTAAGTTGTGCTTGAGTAAAAGAACCATAACAACCTTTCTTAGTACCGGCAATACCACCCAAGTGCAAACCACCAATAACGCTGCCTTTCGTTTCCGTGATGAGTACTGCACCGCACAATCCCTTGAAAGTATCAAGAGATAATTTGGTGTAGTTTCCTCCACGGAAAACGGCAACTGTATTAGTAGTTTCACATGCGGTAGTCATACCGGTACCCTGTACAAACTTACCTTCTTTTGACCTCCACAACATTGTGAAAGGAAAATCAGGCATATGATCTACAGGGAAATGTTTCGTTATATCTGCAAAAGATCCACCATTTGGACTATAGCATAGACGCATATCTGTACCTGGAATCTGCACCGACGAATCGATGGAAATCCTAGTACGAAATTTTTGTCCGCTTTTGTCCGGGGAATCTTTATTAAAAGTTACCTCAAAATCATCCTTAACGGAAAAGTAATGATTGGGAATCATGACGACATTTGGCTTGAGAAACAAACCATTAACCATCAAATTCCCATCATCAGTTTTGAGGGAACCATATAACAAGTTCTTCTTCACTCTAGACTGCAACTGTTCATCGGTGACACACTTTGAAGCAGGTGTAATAGGCAATTCAGACAAATGAACGCCAGTCCATGGAGATACCTCCTTATCACGCTCATCTATTTCTAGATTGCTTGAAGGAGTTAAATTTCCTTGACTGTCGTTTATCTTTCTGTACTGTCTATACACACTAATCAATGTGTACAATGCTCCGAGAGCAGCGCAGGCATAAAATAAATTCTTTGCATTTTCATCTCTCTTTTTCTGTACAATGAGAGGTAGGTTAGATGAACGCTCTGTTAGTTCGCTGAAAAGCGCATCCTCGATCGACTCGACCAAGTACGCCTGACGGCAAATACAGAGATTCATCACAAATACACCTAACCACCATGGTAGAAAGACTAATGCAATAAGTGACAACATGAAATGTCCACGCGTTTGAGCGTTGAAGGACTGTTCAAGTTTGTCTTTGTTCCACCACACAAAGAACATTCTACCATATTCATTTTCTATAGCTGGTAATGGCACTAAGCGCATCCAGTCCCATCTATCGAAAAATTTGGTAGAAAACGTATACAGCAATGCTGTAGCAGCAACCTCTGCTGATAGCAGAGAACTACTAATATCACCGCCTATTTGTCGATAGGCTTTTTGCTTAATACGTTCAGCAGCCAACGCAAGTTTGAAACCAAAATGCGGCGACATGTCAGTATGATCGGGACAATATCCCTTCAAGTGCGGACAATTTTCGTGTTCGCATTTTACCATCTGACCTGCTCGCGCAAGTTGTGTTGCAATCATGTGTGACTGATTGGTTCTATGACGTTTGAACAACTCAATAAGATATTGCATAACCGTTGTGGACGAAACTTTTTCAAGCTTCTTCCCACGATATTCACAACATTGATAGTGAGCTGTTTCCGTCAATTTTTGTGGTTTAACGGCTCGTTCAACAGTTAATTCCCAGATATCATCAACGACGGGTGGGGTATAAATCCCATCCACTGTGTAGAAATCGGAAACTTTCTGCGAGTCAATACCACAGGAAACACCATCCTTGTCGAGGCGCTGGAATTGCTTCTTGGCCGCAACAGTAATGACAACGTCCATTCGACGTTGAATGGAATAGGGACAATTTGAATATGTTCCTGCATCCAAGCATTTCTTGTTGGTAGTGACTACTACGAGTTTTGGTTCAACAAAGCATCTGCCTTTGTCAGCTAACTCTGCCTTAGGGGCATAGTAGCGCTGATTATTACAAATGTCGATTATCAATCGCGTTGGTGGTTTTTCAACGAATGTGGCTTTCTCGTTTGCTGCATCATCTATGAGAGCAACGAGTTTGTCAGAGGTCCATGTGGACATGTACTTATCGCCAGCATTCAATGCAGCACGATACTCTTTTGAAATAGGCATGTTAGCCGAGGTCAATAGAGCATCAATGAGCATATCACCGAATGTTGTTTTACCTTGACTACTTTCACCGAATAATTCGATGGCAAAGGGAGCTTCCCTAATACCACCAGAAATCTTCATGGTTATGTAGTCATTTTTAATCAAAAGTAAACGTGAAATTTTGTCATTCACAAGCTTTTTGTCTAAGCCCTTCAAAGAAAGGCTGACATTCTTGAGCTGTGATGTCAAATTTTCAAGTCTACGATCGAATTCGGATTCTGTTACTTGGGTCAACTTTTCAAGGTTGCCGCCACGTACAAGATCCCACCATTGAATCATGGTGTTGTATTCCTCGTCCATCTCAACAGCACTAGCATCATTAATGAGCAGTGGTTTGAGACTTCCTGTTTTGAAGCACTGATAAGCACCTTCTGCGAAATAAGTTATAGTACCGAACACTGCATCAACCATGTCAGTGGCTGCGTAGTGTTTTTCCAAAACTTTATCATCAAAAAGTTTATATCCAGCAATGGAAAACTTCAAGCAAGAAGCATCACATAATCCCATAGTAACCAAGACTCCGAGGAGTTTTGATAATTGGGAAAATATTTTGTTATTCTTGAGAAGCAACCAGTTTTGCTGGGTGTTTCGCATTAGTTGCAACCATTTTGGGTGTTCGCTTCCGGATTGTGGTCCGTCAGCAAGATCCTTGCCTTTATTGAAGAGTTCTTCAATGTATTCGCAAACGATGGTTGTAACTGCTTTGTCTCTGTAGTGCTCGCGCACATACAAGAAAACAATAGCGAGGAATTGTTCGATGGATTGGACTTCTCTTAATGAAAAGAAAAGTGCAAACAGACCTTCACCTTCGCGAACTATGTTTTCTGGCAGATATACATCTGCCTTATCACTAAGTTCTTTGAAGATTTTGGAATAACTAAAGACGTTCTCAAATCCCGATTGGGAGCTGACAACATCTTCAATACATCTAAGTGTATAATCATCAACTGTTGTAAGTTGGGTGTTTAAATGTTCACAAGTCATAGCAGGTGTACTCAGGGCTTGTGGGGCCGCTGGGAGTACAGCACGCTCGCATTTATTGTCTGCGAAAGACGGATACAACATATTTGTGGACTGAGAGTCCACGGGAGGGATTCCGTTCTTGGAACCCCCCCCTTGGTAGCTAGAAGCTACCATGGGGGTCGATTTATTGGGTCAATTTGTTGCTACGGATGACGCTCGGGAATCGATGAAAACCAGGGACCGGCTGCCGTGTAGCAGCTTCGCACTCATGATCAAACAAAATGAGGGCTGGAGAGGTATTAGCCAAACCAGCCCAAATAAAGTTCTAGAGGTTCCTTAATTAGGAACTGTAGTTCTTATGGACATAATGCTTCCATATGATCAGTAACAGCGTATAATGAATTGCACAACTTGTGCAACCGCTTGAATTAAGTGTTGGCGCTATGCCAACAACAATCATTAACGTAAATGAATATATACGTTTCATGTAATTCGAAAAGCTAGTCAGTATGACTAGTCGGTGGATTCATTAAAATCTCCACCTGGGGGGTTGTTTCAATTATTTTCTCTCTGGCTGAAAAACCAGAGGATAGATAAATAAAGATAGTCATGAAATGTAATCAGACTTCGGAGAGGCAACATATAGATGCCCAACAAAAGTGGGGATCAAATAAAGTACGCAAGGTTATGCGTAAATCAAATAATCAAATTTACATCGCAAGGGCATGCGTAATGCCTAAATATTTATAGAGCCGAAATTAATCGCTCAAAAAGTTCTGCAGG